CTCCTCGCAAACGGAGAGGTTACGGACGATGCGAAGGGCCGCAAGCACACCGAGAAGCGCACCCTGCAGGAAAAGAGCGTTCACCAGTACGTCACGAACGGGCTAGAAATTCTCGAGCGCAAAGAAGAGATCGGCACGATCCTCCCGGTGATACCGATGGTCGGGCTCGAGCGTTATCTGGACGAAGGGGGATCGGCCGTACGGCAGCTTTACTCGCTGGTTCGACTTGCCCGGGATCCGCAGATGTCTCTCGCCTATCTGAATTCGCTTGAAATGGAAGAGGCCGGCCTCACGCCAAAGACGCCCTATATCGGCTATAAGGGCATGTTCGACTCGGGCCGCAAGATGTGGGAAGCGATCACCAAGATTCCCTATGCTTTCCTCGAGGCCGATATCCCGGACAACTGGCCGGCGGGCCAAATTCCTCCTCTTCCGCAGCGGCAGCCGTTCACGCCGAATTTCGGGGAGTACGAGGTGGCCAAGGATTCGTGCCGGCGCGCGATTCAAGCGGCCATGGGCATTACTCCGCTTCCGACGGCGGCGCAGAGAAACAACGAGAAGTCCGGCCTGGCATTACAGCGCATCCAAGACCTTGAAGCAACCGGCAGCTATCACTTCATCGACGGGTACGACAGGGCTCTGAGACTCGCTGGCCGCGTCATCGACCAGTGGATCCCCGCGATTTACAGCCGCGAGAATCGCTCCATGCACTTGAGAAAAGCGGATGAGACCTACCGCCAGGCGGTACTCAACACGTCCGCTCCGTACGCCGATCAGAAAACGGGAAAGCCGGCGCATTACCCGGTTGACGAAGTAGATCACTCGATCTCGGTATCGACGGGCCCGAGCATGCTTTCGGAACGCGACGCCGTCTCTGATTTCCTCGACAGCCTGATCGGCCAACTGCCGAAGCTTCCGATCGCGCCGCCTCAGGCACAACAGCTTCTTTCGCTCGCGATCAAGATGAAAGACTTGGGACCCTTGGGAGACCAGATGGCCGAGATGATCAGCCCGCAGCAGGGAGATCCCAGCCAAAGCATGCAGCAGCTGCAACAGTCGCAGGCGCAGCTCCAGCAGCAGGGCGTACTCATCCAGCAACTGCAGGCGGAACTTCAGAAGCTGACGGTCGAGAAGCAGGCCAAGGTCGTCGAGGGCGAGTACCGGATGATGACGGAGCGGCTCAGGGCGCAGACATCGATCGCCGTCGAGAAGATGAAGGCGGATGCGCAGGCGGCGTCGGCCGAGATCCAGACGAAATCGCAGATTCTCTCCGAGCGTATGGCGGCGATCGACGAACTCTACCAGCAGGCCCACGAGCAGTTGGACGATGCGAGCGCGAAAGCATCGGACCAGGCGCATGAAAGAGCGATGTCCGATCAGCAGCACCAGCAGGACATGATGCAGGCTCAGCAGGCCGCGCAGCATCAGCAGGAGGCGGCGCAGCAACAGGCCGCCGCGCAGCAACCTAATCAGGATGGAGGCGCAGCTTAATGGCTAACTTTCGAAAAAAGCCGGTGGTGATCCAGGCCGTTCAATTCGCGGCTGCGGACATATCCACCCAGGAACACGTCAATTTCGGGTGGCCCAAGGAAAACGGGGATAAATCGTGTCACCCGCTCGATGGCGTCTACTGGGTCAGCACGCTCGAAGGGCCGCTCCATGTCAGTGAAGGAGATTGGATCATCACTGGGATCAAGGGAGAGCATTATCCGTGCAAGCCTGAGATTTTCGAATCCTCCTACGACGCGGTCGAATAGCAACCCTAAACTTTATGCCAGACGTAGAACAGCCCGCGGCCCCGTCACCCGCGGCGGAACCTCAACAAGAGACAACCTCTCAGGCTACAGAACCAGTCTCTGTCCCCACCAACGCGGAAGATTACGCGAAGTGGAGAATGACCGGCGAGACGCCTGAGAAGAAGCCGTCAACGGAGAAATCGGCAACTCCAAAGCGACCCGTTACCCCGGACTCGGAACCCGGCGCTCAACATAAGCGGCAGGGAGCAGACGCTCGCAAGCAGGAGCTCAATCAAGAGATCAGGGATTTGATCGCGCAGCGCGACCGATTAAAGCAAGAGACCGCGCCGCCGGAGAAAAAGGACGTAGTCAGGGAACCGTCCACCCAGCAACAGGCGCAGCCCGAACCCGGCGCGCGGCCGGTAAAGCCGAAGCAGGAAGACTTTCTAACCTGGGAGAAGTACGAAACCGCCAAGGACAAATACGACGAAGACCTGGCCGACTGGAAGGCTGGCCAGAAGATCGAAGAGTATGTCCAGCGGACCAAACAGGAGCAGGCCACCCAGGCGATGCAGGTCAAACTGAACGAGGCGAAGTCTCGCTACGGAGATGAAGCGGAACCCAAAGTTCTCGATACCGCGAAATCGGTATTCGAGAACAAGCAGGTCGCGCCCGCGATCAAGACCGCGATCGGACGGTCTCAGGTTATGGTCGATGCCCTGTATGTGATGGGATCAGACCAGGCCGAGCTCGATTCGTTCATCGATCTCTCAATTAAAGATCCTCTTGAAGCGCTGAGAAAGTGGTACACCGTCGAAGCGCTCGTCAAAGCGGAACTCGAAAAGAACGGGAAACCGGAAACTAACGGGACGCGAGGCGAAGACGGCAAGTTCACTTCCGGAGACAAACCCCCTGCCAGGATTCCGAAACAGGCGCCGCCGCCTCCGACCGAACTCGGAGCGAACACCTCTCCACCCGGAGACGAGGCGGATCGCGCCCTAGCGAACGGGGATGTCCGGAAGTTCTTCAACGAACGGAATCGCAAGGATATCGCCCGCTGGAAGGGTCAAATCTAAGCAGTGCCAAACCCGAATAACTTCACCAATACCTCATGGGTTTCGCTTGAGATCCTGAGGTTATTAGTTAACAAACTGGTCTGTACGGAGTATTTCAACCGGAACTGGGAGAAGGACTTCAACAAGGAATTCGCCCCAGGCTCTTCGATACAGATCAAATTCCCGCAACTCTTCATCCCCGTGGACACCATGGGATACGCCCCTCAGGGAATCAGCCGCATCTCTACCACGGTCGCGCTCGATCAATGGATTCAGGTTCCGTTTGAGTGGGACGACTACGAACGGGCGGTAAAGCTCGAGCGCTCGGAAGCCGAACTTCGCGAGAACTACTGGGAGCCCGCGGGAGCGGCGATCGCGCAGGAGATAGACAGCCGCGCCGCGAACTTCGCGCGGTACAACACCTCGAACTTCGTCGGCCAACTCGGAACCGACCCGAACAGCGTGACGACGTATTACCAGGCGCGGGCGATTCTCGAGGTCGAAGCGGCGGGAACGGGTAAGCGATGCTCGCTCATCTCGTCCTCGATGATGTCTACCCTCGGCGGAAATATCACCAATATTTTCAACCCGTCGGATGAGATCAGCAAAATGTTCAAGGAGGGGTATATCGGGCAACTGGCCGGTTTCGGCTTCTTCGAGTCGAACTCTCTTTGGACGCACACCGCGGGAACATGGGCGGCCACGGTGAAAATCCTCGGAGGCAATCAGTCCGGAGGCCAGATCATCATCCAGGGGACCGCGGGAGACACGATCAACCCCGGCGATAAGTTCTCCTTCGCCGCAACCAACCGGGTCAACCGCATGACGCGGCGAAGCGCCGGACCTCTCACCCCGCGTACGTTCACCTGCCCGGGTGGATTCACTCTCACGGGCGGCAACGACGCGATCACGATTCTGCCGGCTCTCTATGGTCCAGGCTCGCAGTATCAGAATGTGGACGCCCTGCCCGGCAACAACGCGGCGCTCACGCTCTGGCCCGGTACGACCGCTCCCAACGGCAAGTCGGGAACGATCGGCCTCGGCATGACGCGCGAAGCGTTCGCCGTGGTCGGAGGAAAGCTCTACCTGCCGAAAGCAGTCGAGTCTTCTGGGCAGCAGCAGGATCCGGACTCAGGCATCGCGGTACGCAAAGTCATCGCCTGGGACCCGGTGCGATCGATGCAGGTGAATCGCTATGATTCGCTCATCGGATTCGGCAATCTGTATCAGTCGAACTCCGCGGTAGCGATTCTCGGAGCATAAGGAGGAATCGAAGAAAATGCCAAGACTACAATCACACTTCGGGTTGCAAGACCCTCGCCTCCAGTCGGTTGTCATGCCGATGATTCTTCCGGTCACGCTCACCGCGGCGGCGGCCCTTACTTCCGCTCAGCTACTGAGCGGGTTCCTCATCTACAACGCCGCCGGCGCGGCGAACCTCACCCTTCCTTCAGCGTCGGATCTCTGCAATAACATCCAGGGCTGCATGGTAGGAACGTCGTTCGAGGTAGAGATCAGATCGGCCGGCGCGGGCGCGGCGACCGTCGTTGCGGGGGCCGGCGGCACGATCGCTGGAACTCCCGCCGTACCCACGCTCAACAGTAAAACTTTCCTGGTGAACCTCACCAACGTGACGATCGGCCAGGAAGCCTATACCGTGTACACGAAGGGCGCCGGGACATTCTGAGCCACTCCCATGGCGCTAACGGGGGCCGGGGTGGCATTTTCCCGGCCCCTTTTTTTCAAAAGCTATGCCGATCAACGAAGCGGAAGGCTACGCGCTCATCAGCAGCCTGACCGACAAACAGCAGAAAGAGGCCATGGCGTCGGTCTATGGCTTAGGAGGAAACACAATGACCCCCACGATGAATCAATCCGATCTTTCCTACGAAGAGAGGATCAAGCTACGCCGTCTACTTGATTCGCTCGACCAGAAGGAAGCGGGCGGGATGAAGGAGTTCGATCTCGCGAAGCCTCCGGTTCCTCCGTATCAGTACCGCGAATTCCCGTTCGTGATGTACCACCACCAGACGCGCGTTTCAAAGCCCGCGCGCAACCACGAGGAACGCGAGCAGATGAAGGCGCAAGGCTGGAGCGAAGCGCCGTTTCCCGCCGAAGGGCAACAGGTCGAACTGTCGGGCGCGGAACTGGAAGAGTCGGCATTGATCGACCGCCTGCTCAAGATGCCCAAGGAAGAGCGCGAAGCCCTACTCGCGGCGGCGCGCGGCGAAACAGTACAGCAAGCCGGGCCGGTTATGACAAATCCGGCGGCCGCCGAGAACGCGGCCCGAACACGGTCAAAAAAGGAGTAGTAAACAAATGAACACGCAAACCACGCATCCCGATGCCCAGCAAGACCAGGTGGACAACGTTCACTCGACAGCGAATGAATTTCCCTTCACGCTCTACAACCACAAAAGCCGCCAGACCAAACTGGCGAAAGACAAGGCCGATTACGACAACCTCGTAAAAGCCGGATTCGTCGAAGAGCCGCTCGAGCCCCAAGATCCGGACGCGCTGACGGCCGATGAAGTGAAGACCCTGCAGTCGCTGCTTGCGAAAGCGGCGAAGGCGCTTGAGAAGCTCGGCAAGGTGAGCCAATCCGATGAAAAAAACAACGACGAAGGCCATAGCGCCGCCGGTCAAAAAGAAGGCGCCGCGCGCAGAAAGTAGGAACGCCATGCCATCGCTTGACCCCGAGAACCTCACCGCCGCGGCCGTGGGCGGCCCGTCGAATCAGTTCGATGTGATCACGGATGAAGATCCGACCGAATGGACGGCCGTCTCTGACAACCCATGGCTCACCGTGATCGAACCGGCTGAACCGTCAACCGGCGATGGAACGGTGCTCTACGCGGTCGCGGCAAACGCCGGCGCGGCGCGCTCGGGCTCGATCACCATCACCGGCTTCGATCTGGTGTTCTCGGTGGACCAGGCGGCGGCCGCCGTAGATCCGCCCGATCCCGCGGAACCGCCTGTGCTCGCGCCTATCGGTCCCGGAGGATCGAATCCGCAAGACGAGAGGACATGGGCGCACCTGATGAGCCGGTATTCCACCGAAATCGCAGCGGGCCAGACGGCTCCTGTTGTCCCAGTGGTCAAAGGTCAGTTGCTGGTGAACGACCACGTCGCGGCCGAGGTCTAGCCAATGGCGACCGATATAAACGTGCTGTTAACAGACGCGCTTATTTATGTTGGAGCCTACGCACAGGGCCAGACCGCCAACCCGGACGATCTGGCTCTGGCGTTCCGTACGATGAATCGGAAGATCGATTCACTCTCGGCTGAGAAGCTCTCGATGGTCGGGATGAACCGGGGGCAGTATCAACTGAGCGGACAGTCGAGCTATCCCTACGGGCCGGGCCTGCTCTGGAACGCAGCGGCGCGTCCTATTAAGATCAAGAGCGCATCGGTAGTCGCGCAAAACGGAGTAGAAAGGCCCTGCAAGATCGATACGGCGGACCAGTGGGCGGACGTCCCGGATAAAAGCCGCACGGGGGTCTACGTCGAAGACTTCTTCTACGACAACGGCTTCCCCACGGGAGTCTGCTATGTAAGCCCTATGCCTTCCACGGGAAGCGTCATCCTCTGGACCTTCCAGGCGATTTCGCAGCTGCCGGCCGAGACCGGAACTATCAATCTAGCGCCGGGGTACGAGCAAACCTTGCTCACGATTGCGGCGCGAGAACTCTGTATCGCGTTCCAGCGGCCGTTGACTCCGGAACTGAACGACGCGGCAGAACAGTCGAAGAGCGTGATCGCGCAATTGAACGCCGAACTCTTCGACGCTCCAGGGCCTCCCCCGCAGGGACCAGGCCCTACATCGCCTCCCGCCAGGACGACGACATAAAACAGGGGTGTGATCGAATGACAGCCAGATTATTCTCGATGCCAGGCGCGGGCTCCGTCCAGCCCCAATCTCTCGGCAAGCCGCCGGCGCGGTTCCCGGGGGCGATCGCAACCGATAGCGATCTGGCGATATCGGTAGACCGCCAACAGACCGCTCTCGCGCTGACTCTCGACGCCGTCTCTACATCGATGACGGTAGCGGACGCTTCGATCATCACCCCGTATAACCTGCTCACGATCGACTCCGAAATCGTCAAGGTCACGGGGGCTCCGTCAGGCAATCTCGTGCCTGTACAGAGGGGATTCGATGGAAGCGTGGCGGCGCTCCATCTTCCGGGAGCATTAGTATCCGGGTTTGTGGATGCGTGGCACCATAACACGCTGGTTGCCGAAATCGAAGCGATCGAGAATGCGCTGGGGACAAACCTCTCGAAGATCCCGGCGTCATGGATTGTCGCCGCTCCGCCTTATAACTTTACGCCTCAAACCACTGGCGGGACGCTCAACGTCGGCACCAATTCCATCACCTTGACGCCCGTCCCACTGGGGGTAAACGGAGCCGATACGAACCATTACCTTCGCATCTCGGGCGGCACGGGAGCGCCGGAAGCGGTTCTGATCACCGGAGGGAATGCGGTATCCGGGGCGGCGAGCGGAACCATCTTTGTGACTTGCGCCAACGCGCATTCGGGCGCATGGACAATCCAAAGCGCGACATCCGGCATTCAGGAAGCGATTGTCTTTCAGCCTGGGGGCGGCATGGTATTCCTGCCTCCTGGAATCTACGATACCTATGCGGATATCTACATCGATAGGGGAATACAGATTTTCGGCGCTTCCCGGGGTTCGGTGACTGTCCGGTCCAATTCGCCCACGCAGAACATCTTCAACGTCTCCGTCAATTCGCCCGTCAAGCTGTGCGGGTTTCTGCTCAATGCCGCCACAACCCGCACAGCCGGAGCCGGGATCGTCCTCGGGGGCGGCAGTCTCGGGTGTGAGATTTCGGATGTGACGTTTATCGGGCAGTTCAATAATGTCTCGGTTACCAACTCAGTCGCATGGAACATCCACGACACCTATTCAGCCGGGAACATCGCCAACGGCCTGGTGATTAACAATTCCGGCGCGGACTCGGGCGATAGTTCCTTCCATACGAACGTCTGGGACGGCAGCGGAGCAACCGGAGCGGGCATCCTCTGGTCGTCGGGCGGCGGCCTGCGAATCACCGATAACAAATTCCTCGGCTATCTTTGGGGGATCGACGCGAACGCGGCGGCGGCAGGGGTAGCCACGAGCGATTTCATCATTGCGAACAATTCGATGGAATCGGGCGCGACTGCCAACGGGGCAATTCGAATCCGGGTGACGGGAAGCGGATCGAATATCTCGAACGTCCAGATCAGCAACAACCAGATCACCTACGCGGGTCCGTGCATTCAGGTTATCGCTCCAGCGCAACAGGTGATCATCAACGACAACCTCTTGCAATCGGTAGGCGCAAACGTGACGGTGGTCATCGTCTCGGCGAACCTGTCGCAAATTCAAGGGAACCGGATTGGATCGGGCGCTTCCGGGGCTGTGGGCATCGACACGACGGGCCAGCCTGGCGCGGCGATCGTCGCCTACGCCAAGGACAACTTCATGCTGAACTTAACCACCCCGTATAAGGCGAATAACCTGACCGTGGTTAACGACGTGCTGGCGGGGGTGACCTTTGCGAACTTAGGCCCGTGGGCTGTGGGGTCGATGGTGTACGTGATTGACGGCACGCCTGCCAACCCTGTAGCCGGGGGCGGATCGGGCTGCTTCGCGAAGCGGCTCGCGGGCGTTTGGGTAGGAAACTAGGAGGTCTTGTATGAGCACCGCGCCCTTATGGAACGCTTCCCAGTGGAACCAGTCGCTATTCGGCGGCGGCAGCGGTTCGCAGATATGCAAGGTCAAAGCGGCGGATGTGCTCTACATCGCTTTCCGCGAGTCGCGCGTTCTGCATCGTCCGCAGGGCCGGATCTCGCCCTCTGAAGCCGCTGACGGGATGATCTTCCTCAACCAGCAGATCGATTACTGGAGCGCGAGAGGCTGCTATTCCTGGACGACTACGTTTCAGACTTACAACCTGACGCCTGGTCATCAGCCGCATCTGATCGGTCCCGGACTGACGGCGCCGGATTTTCCGGCCAATCAGCGGCCCGTCAGAATCGAATCGGCAAGCCTCATTCTCAACGATACGAACCCGGCAACCGAGCAGCCGATCAATATCCGTGATGCTGCGTGGTGGGCCGCGCAGCGCACCAAGGCCGTAACGTCGAACGTACCGACGGATCTCTATTACGAACCAGACGTTCCGAACGGAGAACTGTTCTTCT